TAGACGGAACAGAAGAAAAAGGTACAGCACAAATAGAACAAGAGTTGCTTGAAAAACACGAAAAAGAAGTAAAAGGTGATGTTATACCAAAAATAACAATATTACCACCAACAACTAAAGTAGAAGGTCCACCAGTAATAGAAACACCAAAGGTTGAAGAACCTAAAGTAGAAGAAGATTTAGACGACAATAAAGTTCTTTCATATATTGGGAAGCGTTATAACAAGCAAATTAATTCATTTGATGAGTTAATGGCAGAAAGAAAAGAAGCAGAAGAACTACCTGAAGATGTATCAGCATTTTTAAAGTATAAAAAAGAAACAGGTAGAGGTATTGATGACTTTTTGAAACTAAATAAAGATTTTGAGAAAATGGACCCGGAAGATTTAGTAGAAGAGTATTTATCAGTAACACAAGAGGGATTAGATAGAGATGACATAGATGCTTTAATGGATGATTATAGATATGATGAAGATATAGACGATGAAACATCTATAAAAAAGAAAAAGATAGAACGCAAAAAAGTTATTAACGAGGCAAAGAAATTCTTTAATAATCAGAAGGAAAAATACAAGCTACCTCTTGAGTCAAGTATGGCAGCTATTTCCGAAGCAGAAAAAGAAGAGTTTAATTTGTATCGTGAATATACAAAGCAAGCAAAAACGATAGAGGAGGAAAACAGTCGTAAACGTCAATGGTTTGACCAAAAGACAAGCGAGGTTTTTGACAACGGGTTCAAAGGTTTTGAATTTGAAATCAATAACAAGAAAATGGCATTTACTCCAAACGATGCAGCAGAACTTAAAAAAGCACAATTAAATCCTCAAAACTTTATAAGCAAGTTTTTAGATGAAAGTGGATTAATAAAAGATGCTGTTGGTTATCATAAGTCGTTAGCGATTGCAATGAATCCTGAGAAGTTTGCAAAGTTCTTTTACGAACAAGGACAAGCAGATGCAACAGAAGGTACTTTAAAAGGAATGAAAAATATAAATATGAATGACCAAAGAGTACCTGAAATTGCAAAAACTTCAGATGGTATGCAGGTTAGAGCTATAAACCCTGATTCTGGAAAGAGTCTAAAAATTCGTAGCATAAAACGTATTTAAAAAAATTAAAAACAAAACAAAAAAATGGCAGGTACATTAAATTCAACACCAACCTTTGCATTACAACCAGCAGCAGAGCAATTGGCATTACAAACAAACTACATTACCAACTTTAACTTCTTAAATCAGTATCTACCAGATACATACGAAAAAGAATTTGAAAGATATGGTAATAGAACAGTATCATCTTTTTTAAGAATGGTAGGGGCAGAAATGCCATCAAATTCAGACCAAATTAAATGGGCTGAACAAGGACGTTTACACATTAAATACACTAACTGTACAACAGCAGGTGCAGCAGGAGCTTCAACAGCAACTTTTACAGTAGCTGATTCAGGTGTTACTTATGTAGCAGTTAGAGTAGGACAAACTGTAATGATACAATCAAATACAAGTGGTGTTTACAATAAAGGTATAGTAACAGCAGTTCCATCATCTACTACATTTACAGTAGCATTTTATGAAACAACTGGACAAAACTTTGCAGTAAGCACAGTATGTACTGTATTCATTTATGGTTCAGAGTTCAAAAAAGGAACAACAGGTATGGTTGGTTCTTTAGATGGTGAAGACGATATTTACACAAATAGTCCAATTATCATAAAAGACAACTATGCAGTAAATGGTTCAGATATGGCACAAATTGGTTGGATAGAAGTATCAACTGAAAATGGAGCAACAGGCTACTTATGGTATTTGAAATCAGAACACGAAACACGTTTACGTTTTGAAGATTACTTAGAAACAGCAATGATTGAAGCAGTACCAGCACAAGCATCATCAGGTGCATTAGCAGCAGGGTTCAAAGGTTCTGAAGGTGTGTTTTATGTAGTAAACTCTCGTGGTAACGTATGGGGTGCAGGTACACCAACAGCATTAAGCGATTGGGATACAATAGTTTCACGTTTAGATAAACAAGGAGCTATTGAAGAAAACGTATTATTTGTAAATCGTGGTTTATCATTTGATATAGATAATATGTTAGCTACATTAAATGGTTATACATCAGGTGGTGTTGCACAATCAGCATCATTTGGTTTATTTGACAATGATGTAAATATGGCGTTAAATTTAGGTTTTACAGGTTTCCGTAGAGGTTATGATTTCTACAAATCTGATTGGAAATACTTAAATGACCCTACAATGCGTGGAGGTTTAAACCAAACATTAGCTACTGCAACAGGTACTATTACAGGTTTATTAGTTCCAGCAGGTTCAACATCTGTATATGACCAAATAATGGGTAAAACTGCGAAACGCCCATTCTTGCATGTTCGTTATCGTGCATCAGAAGCCGAAGACAGACGTTATAAAACTTGGATTACAGGTAGTGCAGGTGGTGCGCAAACAAGCGATTTAGATGCGATGCAAGTAAACTTCTTATCTGAACGTTGTGTATGTACATTAGGTGCAAACAATTTCGTATTATTCCGTTTTGGATAGTAGAAATTAAAATAATGGAGGGGGTAGTAAAATACTCCCTCCTATTTTTAACTAAAATTAAATAACAATTAAATAAAAAAAAATGAGTACTAAAATAACATCAATAGACAAAGTTTATAAACTTTTAACAGGTAGTCCATTGTCATATACCTTAGCATCAAGAAATCACGCTAAATTTCCTTTAATGTGGTTTGATGAAAAAAACAATGTAAATCGTGCATTAAGATATGCAAAAAACCAAAAATCACCATTTGAAGATGAGCAAGATGGCAACCCTATAATAGAGCCAATCATTTTTGAAGATGGTATGTTACGAGTACCAAGACAAAACCCAGTATTGCAAGAATTTTTACATTATCACCCTTTAAATGGGATAACATTTGCTGAAATAGATAAAGAGAAAGATGCAAAAGGTGAAATGGAAGATATAAATGTACAAGTAGATGCGTTAGTAGAGGCAAGACAATTAGGGATAGACCAAATAGAGATGCTTACAAGAGTAATGTTTGGGAAAGACCCTACAACTACATCAACATCAGAACTAAGAAGAGATTTATTAGTATATGCTAAAAATGAACCACAAGAGTTTCTTAGAATATTAAATGACCCTGAGTTGAGATTTCAATCAAAAATTCATTTATTCTTTGAAAAAAACCTTATCCAATTAAGAAACAATGGAAAAGAGGTTTGGTTTAATACAACAACAAATAAAAAGAAAATGTTATCAGTACCTTTTGGTGAAGACCCAAATGTAGTAGTTGCACAACATTTAAAAAGCGATGAAGGTATTGATGCTTTAGAAATGTTAGATAAATTACTTCTTTAATAGTCGTACTTATATTTTATAAAAAGGAGGTTCAAAATATTGTGCCTCCTTTTTTTGTATATTTGTACAAATATTTAATTAATGATTAACGAAGTAAAAAATGCTGTTTTAACTATACTTAATAAAAATAACTATGGGTATATTTCGCCATCAGACTTCAATTTATTAGCTGAAAATGCACAAATGGAGATATACCAAGAGTATTATAGTAGCTATAATAAGACTATAAATGGTGAAAATTCAAGAATATCAGGAACAGATTATGCCGATATAAGCAGACAATTAGTAGAAACTATGGAAAGTTTCTTAGTAAGTGATTTTATTATCCCAAAGCCAACAGCATCAGGAAGTTTAACTAATGTATTTTATGAGCCGTCAGATATAACAACAGGTAATTCAGCCTATATGATAAGCAAGATAATTGTTTATACAAATAGATTAACACAAGGGGTAAATAATGGGCATTCAACTAATAACCTAATAGATTCAACAGCAAACTTTCAATTATTGGGCGTAAAAGTCGGTGATATAGTAGTAAATCTTAGCACTTTTAAAAGTTCAGCAGTAGATTCCTTTACATCAACCATTGGAACTATCAATTTACAAGACGATATATTCAAAAATGTAGCAAATGGCGAAAAATACGCCATATATTCATTTAGCACTTATTCAGAAGCAGAAAAAGTATTAAATAGCAAAATACTTATGCTACAAAATTCATTACTTACAGCACCATCACTAATATACCCTGCATATAGTAGTACAGGCAATACATTTAACCTATATCCAACAACAATACAAGGATATGGCGCAGTAAAAGCAGACTATTTCAGACATCCTAAGCCTCCAAAATGGACTTATGTTACATTAGGAGGAGGTGAGCCAGTATTTGACCAATCACAACCTGACTTCCAAGATTTTGAACTACCAAAAGAAGACCAATTTAAAATAGTAACTAAAATGCTTGAATATTGTGGTATTACCATAAGAGAAATAGAAGTATCTCAATTTGGAGCAGCAGAACAATCAAGAGAACAACCATCATTTAGTGTTCAACAATAATAAATAAACAATTATGGCATATATATCACAATATGAGTATTTTGACAATAATGGTACTAATCCTTCAGATAAAAATTGGGGTTCGTATCAATATGTTAGCTTACAAGATATAGTAAACAACTTTCTATTAATGTATGCAGGAAATCATTCCTTAGTAAACAATGAAGAAAGGTATAAAGTGTTATTTCACGCAAAAAGAGCAATACAAGAGTTAAATTATGATGCTTTTAAAGAGATAAAAGCCTTACAATTAACAGTTCCTGAGTCATTAATATACATTTTGCCATCAGATTATGTAAATTGGGTAAGAATATCAATGTATAAAGACGGATTATTGTTTCCATTGACCGAAAATATCCAAATTTTATCAGCAAATTCATACTTACAAGACAATTCAGGTATGATATTATTTGATGAAAATGGCGAAATTTTGCAACCACAAAATTCAGAAATTGATTTAGATAGGTTCAAAGGAGTGAAAAAAAGTATCTATATGAACGAAAATAACCCATTTAACGGACAAAGTGGGTGGAATGTAGATGGTAATTGGTACTTTCAGTTTCAAAGAGGAGCAGCAGTAGGCTTAAACACAGAAACAGCAAATCGCAACCCAACATTCAATATAGACAAAAAAACAGGCGTAATAAACTTTGATTCCTCAATGTCAGAACAATCTTGCATATTAGAATACGTTTCAGATGGTATGGAAAATGGCGATATAACAAAAATAAGCGTAAATAAGCTATTTGAATCTTACATTTATGCAGCCATAGAATATGAGTTAATGAGTTCAAAATATGGCGTACAAGAGTATATTTTAAACAGATTAAGGAAAAAAAGACACTCTTTATTAAATAATGCAAAAATTAGAATAAGTAACATACATCCTGGCAGATTATTAATGAACCTAAGAGGTATGGACAAAGTAATAAAATAATATGACAAAACTATCAAGAAATTTCATAGCTGGTAAAATGAATAAAATAGTTGACCAACGATTACTACCTGAGGGTGAGTACGTTGATGCAATGAATATTCGCATGGGAGATACAGAGAAGTCAGAAGTAGGAGTAATAGAAAACACAAAAGGTAATTTACCATTAACCAAACTATATGGAGCAGGAGGCGCACAATTAAGCCTATATGCTAAATGTATAGGTAGTATTGAAGATAGTGCCAATGAAACGATATATTGGTTTGTACACGATAGTCAATATTCATTAGGAGCAACAGGGAAATGTGATTTAATAGTAAGTTACAATGTTTTAACAGACATATTGACATATCATGTAGTAAGTGTAGATGATGGAGGAGGCGTAAATACAACATTAAATTTCAATGATGAATATTTAATTACAGGTGTAAATATCATACACGATTTGTTATTTTTTACAGATGATTATAACCCACCAAGATTTATAAACAAAAAAAGGAATTATAGTAATCCAATAGGTTTAATAGATGCTATATCAGCAGAAGAGTTATTAGTTATAAAAAAGCCACCGATAGAGTCGCCAACAGTTACACCAATGGTATCAACAGGGCAACAAAACTTTATGGACACAAGGTTTATTTCATTTGCATATAGATATAGGTATATAGATGGTGAATATTCAGCAACTTCTCAATGGTCGCAAGTTTCATTTATACCAAAGCCATTCCAATTTAGTGTAAATAGTATGCTAAATGATGGTATGGTAAATTCGTGCAATACAGCCAAATTAACCTTTAATTCAGGCAGTAAATTAGTTGTAGGCATAGATTTACTATTCAAAGAGTCGGCAAATAATGTTATTAAAATAATTGAAAAATTAGACAAACAGCATTTAGGCTATGCCGATGACACATTATATGATTATACCTTTAATAACAGTAAGATATTCACTATTTTATCAAATTCAGAGTTATTAAGACTATATGACAATGTACCAAGATTTGCTAAGTCCCAAACAATAATGGGGAATAGATTAATGTATGGTAATTATGTAGATGGCTATAATTTAATTGATAATTCAGGAACACCATTAAAGTTAGAATATTCAGTAGATTTAATTACTCAAGACATAGGTACAACAACAGTACCTGACGCACAAACAATAGGAAATTATACTATTGATGCACCACACCCACAAACAATACCAAATTCGGTATTAAGCATTGATTTAACAGGGCAATCATTAGATGCAGGTTCAGCATTATCTATACAGATAACAGTTGCACATTCAGCA